CCACAGATAAGTTCGTTGGAGCCGGAGCTTTTGCTGCTGGTGTTCCTTTGTATGTAAGCACTCTTGGTGTCTTGACAAGCGTAGACGCCGGTAATGCTCAGATCGTTGCTACCTCAACAGCACCGGCTGATGATTATCCAAGTGGTGTTCCAGGCACAGACACAGCCGATGGTTCTTTGAGCCTTGGTTCGTATCTTACCTTCAAGATGGAGCTGTAATTAGGAAAATAAAAGGTTAGTCTATCATTTTAGGATTTGCAGAGCGAATACCTACAAATAGAAAAACAGGAGAAAAAGAAATGGCTATAACAAAAAATAGTATCACAGATCAGGAAAAGTTGGCTGTAATCGAAGCAGCCCTAAACACCGACGAAGGTCGTGTTGCTCTTGCCGAAGCAATGGTTGAACCCATTCGCAGAAGTTTGGAGTATCAGGCTGTTGGTCGTAAGTTGATCATGGTTGACGAGCTACCCCAAGGTGCTCTTCCTCGCTACGAACGTGACGTGGCCGCAGTTGCCCACGTTGTTTCCCGTCGTGGTGCAGTTCCGGATCAATTTCAAGAGGGTGAAGAAGTGTTGGTTCCTACATTCGAAATAGCTGCTCACCCCAGCGTTCGTCTGTCCGAAATCAAGGCTCGTAGATTCTACATCGTAGACAGAGCCCAGATCAAGGCCAAGGAAGCCATCCAAAAGGAAGAGGATACAAACATTTTCAACGCTCTTATTTCCGCTGCCACAAACAGAGGCGATCAGGTCGTTGTAAACGTTGGAACTTTGAGTGTAAACTCATTGAATACCGCTTACAGACTTATTGAACAGCATGACTTGGTTGCTACCAAGGTAGTTCTTCATGCCAATCAGTTCGCAAGCATTCGTATATTGGGCAAGGATTTCTATGATGAGGCAACTCAGCGTGAAATCATCACAACTGGTCTTTATGGCCACCTGTGGACAGCCGATATTCACGTTTCCAGCAGAATGAATGCCAACCTCGTATTGGTTGTTGCTTCACCTGACACGGTCGGTGCTTTTCCGATTAGACAAGATATTACGGTTTTACCAGCAGATGAGCCTAAGAAATTAAGGCTTGGCTGGGTAATATACGAAGAGGTCGGGATAGTGGTTTTGAACGACTACGCACTTTCACTTATCGAGGTGACCTCAGCCTCCTAAGTGCTTGAAAACAAGTAGTTTATGAAGAAGGGCAGAGCCTAAAAACTCTGCCTTTCTTTTTGTTTGTATATACCATGGATTCTTAGACCACATACGAAAGTATATACAAAAGGAAAAAATATAGTGTTAGTCTCTATAAAAGTTTGAAAATTTTTTATATTTTTATTGTATATACTCTTAAACCATGCTATAATGTAATGCAGATAAGGAAGACGTTATGGCAATATAACATCAGGACAAAAGTATATACAAAATGCTAGAACCAAATAAACATCAGGATTTTCAAGTTTTTAACAAATGTCCAGTTTGCGATAAAAAGTATGATGAAGTGTGGAAAGTCGTAAACCATATAAAAAAAGATAAGGGAAAAGAACATTTATTTTTCTTGAAACAAAATGAAGACGAGTGCTTTCTTATTTATAAAAACAACCCAAGACAGAAACTACACGAAAAGCTTTTTGAAGCAAACAACATTTTTTGTGGCATGTCTTTCAATTGCATAAACAGATCTGTCATAAAAAAACATTTTTCTGAAACAGAAAGAGAAGAAAATAGAAGAAAACGTATATCTAAGACTATGTCAGAAGCAATAAAAACTCCAGAACATAATCTTCACGTATCAGAAGGGGTTTCTCAGGCTTGGAAGGATGGAAAATATGATGGCCCAGAAATCCAAGAGAATAAACGGATTGGATATACCAATAGAAAAAGTTTTGCTGGTGAAAATAATCCCATGTATGGCAAACCTTGTCCTAAAGGGGCAGGGCGAGGCAAAGGTGGCATAAGAGAAGACATCGGCCATTATGTTCGGAGCACATGGGAAGCAAATATATGTCGTATTTATCAACTTTTTCAAAGAACATACGAATACGAGAAAAAGAGATTTTATTTTGAAATAGATGGAGTAAAATATAGTTATTGCCCTGATTTATTTTTGCCGGATAAAAATCTATACCTTGAAATAAAAGGGCATGCTAAAGCATCAAATAACTGGATTTGTCCATGTGCCACTTGTATAAAAAACAGGAAAATGATAAAAGAAGTTCAAGAGAAAAATAATGTAAAAATAATCATTATTGGAAAAGAAGAATATAACAAGTTCAAAAGAAAGTTCAAAAACAAGATAACATGGGAGAAATAAAGATGAACAAACCGAACAAAAAAGAAAACATCATTCTGCGTTTAGACGAAAATGAACACGAAGTAATAAAAGCAAAAGCATCATTTTTTGGATTATCGAAAAGTGAACTTCTTCGTACATCATCTTTGTCTTTTTGGGACAAAAATATAGATTTCAAAGATATTTTGAAACTTTATCAAAATGATGAAAAACTTAGACCTGTTATTATTGACATTATCTTCGAATACTACCGAAAAACGGGGTTTCCTCACACTTCTCTGTCTGATGTTGGAAAAGACAATCGTATAGAACGCCTGTGTAAAACAAAAGTTGTAAAAGATGCCAATAACGAACTTTCTATAAACTACGCTGCTATGGATTTGGCAAACTCTTTTCATCCTCACATGGACGATGCCAAGTATGGCCAAGGCAAACTTATGTCTCCGATGGAGGCGTACTCAGATGATGTAAAGTTTCGTGATTGTATAAAGAGATGGCTTGATCTTGGCAAAAAACCAAACCCAGAAGGCATAAGAAGGATTTTGAAGACGAGAAATGGAGTTCGCGGAGTTTCCAACTTTCGGCCAACCATAGCAAAATATATGTATGAGAACTATTGCCCTTTGAATGGCAAGACTCTCGATTTCTGCTCAGGATTCTCTGGGAGGCTCTTGGGCTGCATTGGAGCGTCGAAAGGCATACACTACTACGGAATCGATCCTGAGCCATTTGTGGCCCAAGGTAACGTGTCCTGTGCGTCATACTTCAAAAACAAGAAGAGTTTTGGCTTTTCATTCGCTGTTGGATGTGCTGAAGACGTTATTTCTGACTATAAAGATGAGTTTTTCGATCTCATTTTCACATCCCCTCCATATTTTGACACAGAAGTTTATAGTTCAAACAAAAATCAAAGTTCTGTCAAATATAAAACATATAAGGAATGGCTAGATGGATTCTTGTTCAAAATCACTCTTGAAAGCAAAAGGATTTTGAAGAAGGATGGATTTTTTGCCATAAATATAAAAAACGGAAAATATAACATAGCCGATGATTTGAAAACATATTGTTTGGCAAATGGCTATATTTTGAAAGAAGAGCTAAAAATAAAGATGGTGAACAACGAGTATAATCGAAGTGAAAAGACTTTCCATACTGAACCTATTATGATTTTTTCAAAGCTCTAAACTCTTTTTCTTTTGCGTCAAAACTAGGTTTTTGCCTGAAATGTTTGGTTATATCTTTGTATCTTTTGAACGATTTTTTGAAAATACACTTTATCATTTTGACAAACTTCTTGTCTTCACATTTTTGTTCAATCATTATCAAAAACCAAAGCGGAACCTCATCATTTATATCTCTTTTTTTTAGTTTTGGAAGCATATCTAAAAGTTCCATTTTATTCTCCAAATACTTTGTTATGTGTTCTATTCACTTTGACAAACTCGGCACACTTAGGCAAATCTTTCAGTCTTGATGCTCCTGAGTATGTACACGCTGATCGAAGGCCACCTAAAATTTCTTGAACTACATTATCTATTGGACCTTTATATGGGATGACTACTTCTTTGCCTTCCGATGCTCTATAATTTCCCATTCCACCATTCCACTTTTCTTGGGCTTCTTTGGATGACATTCCATGGAATTTGATGGCTTTTTTATTTCCTTCTTCATCGTATATCCATTCTCCATCGCATTCATCTACTCCTCCAAAAAATCCACCGATCATTACAAAATCTCCACCAATAGCAATCGCTTTACAAATGTCTGCTACATTTTTAACCCCTCCATCAGAGCATATCCGAGAACTAAGTCCGTGCGCCTGATAAGAACATTCGTTTATAGCGGCCACTTGCGGGACTCCTACTCCTGCCTTAATCCTTGTCAGGCAGCAGCTTCCGCTACCCAGGCCGATCTTTACAATGTCGGCTCCACTAAGTATAAGTTCTTCTGTCATGTTGCCCGTTACCACATTGCCAGCTAAAATTATTGTGTCTGGAAATAGTTTTCTTATTATTTTCAGGTGAGCGACAAAACTTTCACAATAAGCATTCGCAACGTCAAGGCATATCATTTCTGGAAATCTTTTTCTTATTTCCAATCGTTCATCTTCATCTTTTCCGTTTATATTCCAAATTTTTGAAGCCACTTTTAGACAAACATTCATCAGTTTTTCTAAATCTTTGGTAGATGTGCCTATAGTGTAAAAAACATTTTTCCATATATTTTGATTTTCAACAAAGAAATCGACAAGTTGATCTTCAGTATAAAACTTATGAAGAGCCGTAAGCATTTTGTGTTTTGCTAATGCTTTGGCGACGGCTATACTTCCACACGTATCCATATTTGCCGCAATAATAGGGATGACATCTTCCATAACTCTCGGAGAATGTCGAAACTTGAATGTTCTTTCCAAAACCACTTCTGATCTGGAGTCCAAAGATGATCTTTGCGGGACCAACAATACATCATCAAAATCTAGGGCTGTTCCTTCTTTTATTCTCATTGTCTACTCCAATTCTATATCAAAAATACGCTTTATTACTTCTTTTTCGAACTTCTCTTTTTCTGTTTTTGGAAAACAAAATAATCGTTTCCATGTCCTATTTTTTTGTTTTTTGTAAAGACCGATATGATCTAAAATAACATCGTTTCCACATCCAGGTTCAGTGTAATATGTTTTTGTCTCTTGGGTAAAACACTCTTGTGTTTTGTATAGGTCAATCCAATATAAAAATGAAAATAAAGATCTATCACTATCTACAAATGCTCTTGTTATTTTTTCTCTTGCATCTTTTATAGCGTCATTTTCATTATTTTTAGAGTATCCAAGTATTTGCCCATAGTTTACGGCAAACACTTTTGAAAAACTATCCCATCCAATAGTGGCATACGGCAAAAACTGTTTCATAAACTCGCTATCAGATAAAGATTTCAGTTTATCTGAAACTTTTGTTTTTATATCTTGTCCCATTTTATGTCTCCAAATTTCTAAATGTTTCAACTATAATAGCTTTATTTTGAGAACCTACCATTTTCTTTACCATTTGTCCATTTTTGAAAAATAACAAAGTTGGAACAGAAGATATATTGTAGTTTGAAGTTTCTACAGGAAACTCATCACAATCTATTTCTACTATTCTATAATCTTTAGCCAAGTCAGCCAAAACTGGCTTCATCATCTTACATGGCATACACCAAGCTGCTCCAAACTCTACTAACGTTGTCTTTTCTGACTTTATCTCTTCTGAAAAATTCTTTGGGTCTAACACATTGTTCTCCTTATTTATTCTATTTTGAACCCTAAAACGTTTGCCAAACCATAAACATGATTTCTAACTTCGTTTGTGGCTTCTTCTTTTCCGTGTCGAAAAGTGTTTTTTATGATTATATTGAAAACTTCAGGCAACACCCAAATATCGCTGTCGCAACCATGAGGAATGCTCTGTTTTTCTTCAGGTTTTATTATTGTCAAAACATTTGTCCCTTCTGGAAGCCCATGTCCTCCGGTTCCCCAAGTCCACATAGACATTTTAGTATCTTTTGATACTTTTTCAAAAGGAAAGTTGTGGAACTCTTCTGCCGAATGTATTGTGTCATTCATTATTTTCTCCTTGATAATCCGAGGCAGTTCTCACAATCTACTGATTCCAGCCCAATAAAAACACCATTATAAACTCCTTCAAAATGTCTATTGGGATGTTTAGGTATTTTTAGACCGCATACAGTTTTGTGGGATTTTCCCGAAAGACAAAAATGGGTTTTGCTCCAGCCACTTTTTATTTTTTTGCGGTTATTTCCAATGGCTCTCCATTCTTTCTCTTCATTCCACCATTCCACTTTTGTTAGTTTATTTATTTTATTCATATTTGTTCATCTCCACTTTGAAAACAGGAGGATAGTGTAGTTTGTGAGCATTTTTTCTTCTCATGTCTCTTACTTTTGACAAAACTTCTTTTTGTCTTGGTGTATGATCTTCTTCCAACATCCATCTTTGTACCATTATCCAGTTTCCATCTTCGTCAAAAGCGGCTTTGTTTTCTACCAACTCGTCCTGTTCTATTGCCCATTCTACTTCGGCGTAGGTCATTCCAAGTTCGTCTTCATCTGTCTGCCCGTCCCAAAGACCGGCTGTTGGCTTAGCATTTATGATACTTTCTGGAACACCAAGAAACTTTCCAAGTTCCCAAACTACTGATTTATGGAGATCGGACATGGGACACAAATCTACTGCCGAATCACCGAATTTGGTCATGTAGCCAATTTCGTCCTCATCTTTGTTCCCCGTCCCCATTACGATGCCGTTACAGGCCGTTGCGAAGTCATAAAGCACATTCATTCTGACTCTGGAACGTAGGTTTCCTTCCGAAAGTTTACCTCCGATGCCGATCCCGACACTCTTATAGACACCAATAATCTTTCCTATTTCTACTACTTTCATCGGGATGCCAAGAACTTTGCACAACTCTTTGGCTCTGTCATAGGCATTTTTGTCTCTTGTGAGGTCCATTGGTATTGATACTAAATGTGTCGGTAGTCCTGTTTTTACACACAAGGCCGCTACCACGCTACTATCGACTCCACCAGAAACTCCCACAACCAGATTTTTTATCCCATTATCCAAGCAGTATTGTTTCACCCAATCGATCATGTCCTCAGAAAGTTTCTTTATATTCATTTTTGTCTCCTTTGTTGTCTACTACATTATAGTTGTTTCTGTTCAGCTTTCCATTCTAAGTATCTCAAAAGAAAAAATCCAACATATTTATTTGCTTCGTTTCTTAGTATTTCACGGCAAAATCTACTGCTTCTTCTGTAGTTTTAAACTCTTGTCTCAGTTTTGAGTAATCTATTTCTTCGTTTTTGGTTTCGGCCATATTTTTTCCTTTTTCAAGAAATCTATAAAAGATAAGAGATGTTTTTGATTGTTAAAATCTATAATATATCTCAGCGGCTCAAAAATGTTATAATACTCTATTTCTACTTTCGTGTGTCTTTCTATTATATCAAAGTTATGTGTATTGTATAGATTTATAACTTTCAAAATGCCAACAAGATCTTCGTTATTATCACATGTAAAAAGAACATATGGATTGCGTATTGGATTCGGTATTTTGGCGTCTCCTTGACAACAAAATAATGTTAGTGCGTCTGAAAAAGAATTTATCCAGTTCACAATAGGAACAATTTTTTCATCCACATCTGCCATTTTTATTGCTATTCTTTTAGTTTTATGAGAGTTATTCTTCATTGTATTTCTTTCAACGTGTTTATAAGTATCTGTTTTAGTTCATCTGTATAGCCAAATCTTTCTTGGTTTATTTCTATAGATTTCAATATATCGCCATTTTTATATCTTTTTGTAGCAGCAGTCCAATCACATAACATTTCTATTATATCCACAAGAGACATACCCTTTATTCCATCTTTGTAATGTTCTGGATGGTGAGGATTGGTTTCATAATGGTTCAAATGTAAGTTCATTTCTGCTAAACATTGTTTATATTCGTCCGAAGCATAAACCATATTGCTAAGACGTTCAGTATATTTAGCAAAAATTTCTGCTTCTGGGCTGACTAACTTTGAAGCGTCGTGAAGGGCCTGTCTGTCCATAACGTTTTTTGCTATTTTGCCAAGATTCTTCTGAACCTCTATAATATGTTTTCTTGTTTCATTTTCTACCCAAACTATATCATTCATCGTTATTCTCCACTAATCTTGAACATATACCACAACTTTTATAATGATCAAAAACTAATATGGCTGTTTTTTTATTAGAAAAAATATGGTCGCATTTATCTTTCAGTATGTCCAAAGATTTGGTCAGTTTAGCAAGCTTCTTATCATGCCTATCTTTTTCTTTGTTTATGTTTTTTTCTAACTCTTTTATTTTATTTATTTTTTGTTTTGTCATACTAAAATTCTTTATTTTTTCCGATAATAAAAGAAGGAATACTACACCATCTTGGTGTATAACATTATAGGAGAACACAAATGGAAAACAAAATGAAAAGAACAAATCTTTACCTTACGGAGAAGCAACACGAAGCCATACAGCGGGAAGCAGAGGAAAAGCAGATTACCTTTTCTGAAAGGTTTAGGCAAATAATAGAAAACTACATGGAGAAAAAGAAAAATGAATAGAAAATGGACAATAGAAACGGTAAAAAGATTATTTTTGGAGCGAGGGTGTGACCTTTTAGAAAAAGAGTATTTTAACCCCAAAATTTCTATGAGCTACAAGTGCAAATGTGGCAATATATCAAAAACCACTCTATCTAATTTTCAGCATAATAAATGTTGTATTAACTGTTCGGGGACAAAAAAATATACGTTAGAATATGTGAAACAATTTTTTGAAGATAATGGGTGTTTGTTATTAGAGAATGAATATAAGAACAACCATACCAAAATGTCTTATGTATGTTCTTGTGGCAATATAAGTAAAATAAATTTTAATTCTTTTTCGTCAGGAATAAGATGTTGGAAATGCAAAGGAGAAAGAACATCTAAAAAACTAAATCTGTCTTTCGAATACGTAAAAAATTATTTTTCCATGCATGGATGTGAACTATTAGAAGAAAATTATAAAAATAATTTAACTTTAATGAAATATAGATGTATCTGTGGAGATATAAACAAAATATCTTTTGGACATTTTCAAAACGGACAAAGATGCAGGAAGTGCAGCGGAAGAAAAAAATATGAGTTCGATTATGTAAAAAAATTCTTTGACGATCATAGGTGCAAACTATTAGAAAAAGAGTATAAAACGCACAAGGGTTTATTAAGATACAAATGCAAGTGTGGAAATGAAAGCAAAATAAGTTTCGTGCAGTTTAGAATGGGGCATAGATGTATGAAATGCAGTGGTAATGAGAAATTCACATTTGAATATGTAAAAAAAAGTTTTTCAGAAAAGAAATGTGAGTTATTGGAAACAGAATATAAGAATAGTCAACAGCCGATGAGATATAGATGTAATTTTGGGCATATTGAAAAAACTGCTTTTAACAGTTTTATGAGCGGGCGGAAATGTAAACAATGCGAGAAGGAAAGAATAGACATGTTTTATAGAGAAAATCCTAAAAATAGAAAAATGTGCTCAGAATATAGAGAGTGGAGAAAAAATGTGTTAGAACGAGACAATTATAAATGTTTAGTTTGTAAAAATGGAATGAACCTTCATGCTCATCATCTAAAAAATTATAGAGATTACCCGGAATTAGTAATTCAAATTGATAATGGAGCAACTGTTTGTAAAAAATGTCATATTAAATTTCACGGCAAATATGGCAGAATGAAAAATAATGAAATGCAATTTCAGGAGTATATTAGAGATTTCGGACAGATTTCGAAATAACCCATTTTGCATATTGGATTGCCATTGCGTCTCCAGATTCTTTTCCTGGGCTATCAGATATTTTTACAACAGGAAACCCATCCGCTTCTGATAATTTTATTACCATATTTAGCGCTGGACTATTGTAAAAATCGTTGGTAAAATTTGTGCCAATCCCAAATGAGCATTTTACTCTGCCCAAAAAATAATCATTTATCTTTATCGCCTTTTCAACATCAAGATTATCACTAAAAATAATAGTTTTTGATGTCGGGTCTATGCCAAGTTTTTCATAGTGGGCTATTATTTTTTCGCCAAAAAGAAAAGGGTTTCCTGAATCATGTCTAACGGAGTCAAACGATTTAGCAAATCTGGTGTTGAAGTTGTTCAAAAAAGCGTCAACTCCATAAGTATCTGTTAGCATAGTCCCCAACGATTGATTGAAGCATTTTTGCCATTTGTCCATGGCAAAATAGTTGGCATTTCTAAGTCCTTCAAGGACGGACAGCCCCATTATGATTTCGTGAGGGATGCTTCCTATCGGCTTCGTGTCGTATTTGTAAGCCAAAAAGACGTTGCTTGTACCTACAAAAGTTTTCTTTTCACCACTTTTTATTATATCCCAGCATTGAGGAAACTGCCCTTGGTAATGAGGAAAACTAAAATCATTATTGTCTTCGTGTATTTTACGAAAAATCTGTGCTCCTGCTGGCAATCCAAATGACGTTTGGGTTTCTACAAATAAATCTTGTGTTTCAAAACTTCTTCTTCTACGTGTTCCGAAATCAGCATATCTCACACCGGCGTTTTGGAGCTTCTTTGCCTTATCATAAGCGATCTTATATTGATCATCCATGTTCCAGTTTTTGTCAATAATCTTGAAATAAAGTTCGCTTATTGTTGCCATGAGTGGGACTTCCCATAAAGAAGTCCTCCACCATAGACCTTCTATTTCAAGTTTTAGATTTCCATCTTCAAGAAGTTCAACAACTACTTCTTTCGGATCAAATCTGTAGTTTTTCAAAACATCAAAAAACCAAACTTTTAGATATGGACAGGTTTTTCTAAACCATTCAAGTTCTTCGTCAGTTATGGTTAGTTTTGGAAAGCTCTCATTTATTTCATTTTTTAGAGCATCTACAAACTCTTGAGTAAATCTCTGAGTGCCCCTATTTGTAAAAGTATATTTTACTTTTGTTTCCGGGTATAAATCCAGAATAAAAGCCGTAGTTGAAAACTTATAAATGTCATTATCCAACAAACTTCTTATTATCGGTTCGTTCATCGTAAGTCCCTTTCTGCTACATTATAGACATGAGTGCTACTTTTCTTCAAGATCTCCGACACCGTCTATATCAGATGCTATTCTTTGTGTAGTATAATCTCTTGTGATAGCCAAAATATCTTCATGAGTCAAAATCATTGATCCTACGTTTTCAACAACCCAGCCGTTTATCCAGCCACTATTATTCTTTATTTTTATAACTTTGCCTATTTTAGCAAACTCGGACGGTAGCCACCTTGTATCAAGAAGACAAGAATCTCTATCTTTCATATATAGGCGAATAGAGCATTGTTTATATGTTTTTTCATTTTTGTTCATTATATTTTTCCATTTCTTTTTTTGAACACTCTGAGCATATCCAGATTGCTGGGCCGAAAAAATATGTTTTCATATTCATATCTTTGTGGCAAGAATGACAAAAGATAGAAATCTCAGGCGGAGGCCAATTTTCTGATACAACTTCATTCATTTTTTTTCTCCTATTTTGTTGTTAGTTCTTCGAGTTCTTTTTCGCTATTTTTTATAATACTTTTTAGTTCTTTTATTCTATATTGGCGTTCTATTTTATTTCTTACTTTGTCACTTTCGAGAGCAAAAAGCAAACGGAAAATACCCAAACCTTTATAGAGTTGCCATGGTTCATCTGGCATCTTGGTCCATTTTTCATCATCTTTATATTTCACATAAAACTCAAAATGCCAATCATGTCTATTCGCCCATCCATCTCTTATATCGTCAGCATTTCCATCCCACCAATGATAATAAATAGCATCTACCTTACTATGGTCTTCTACATAAATAACATCACATATTTGTTTATCTATTTTTTCTTTTACTTCTTTGTATTTGTATTCTTTATAGATCGGGTCGTATGAGGACATTTCGTTCTCCTTTTTTTGGAAAAATACTTTCCTTCTTTCATTTTTTTCTCCTATGAGTTCATTATTTTCACAACGCCTATTGTTATTGGAACGGCCATAACTGACAATAATACTACGATATAGGCAATAAAACCGCATGTCTTTCCTAAACAATCGGTTACAAAATCTTTTGCTAATGAGCCAAAATAAACACTAACCATTCCAGCGGCAGTTACCAACACAAAAATGAGCATTAGTGCCAGCCAAACTTTTATGTATTTCATTTTATTCTCCTATGATTATCTCGATGCCAAGTGCCGAAACATCGTTATGGAGTCAACCCCTTCGGTCATTTTTGGTTCAGGTAGTTTTTCCATATTTATCAACGGATCTACTATTTTATTTATTTCTTCAAACTTCGGTATAACATCTGTTCTTTCTTCTACTCCTGCTTCTGTCCTGACCAAAAATGTTCCATTCTTTTCTCTATCACTCAAATCAGTAGTCCAGTTCTTACCTATTTTGTGGAGCATTTCGTGCATATCAACACAAGATTTATTCAAAAGTTCTTTGTGGGAGAAAAATGCTCTGGCATACATTCCGATGCTATTTCTTTCCCAATCTTTTGCTCTCCACAACAAGGCATTTGAGACTTCTTCTCTCGGTATGTTGAAAGCCCTGCTATCAAAATAGGCTATTGGCAGAGGCTTGTTGATTATTACTCCCGGTCTTTTATTATCAAAGGAGTTTAGCCATGCCCATCTTTCATTGAAATGGAATGTCATAACAGAAGCAGAAATACTTATCATTTTGCTCAAGTTATAGTCAAACCATCCCTGAGTGTCAAATGTCTCGTAGTCCGTCAGTACGAACGTAGCCTCGTCCGATTGAACATAACCGATTTTGAAGCCTTGCATATCTTCTGCCACTTGTTTGGCAGCATAAACCATAGCGTCTATTATTTTGCCGTCAAATGGCTTGTCGCAGTTTTTTGTTACGCTGTGAAAAGCCCTCCCGTCAACCCGGATAATAACAGGCATTCTTCTTATTAGGTTCTGCCTAAAAACATTTTCGTAGTTTTCTTTCATTCTATCGCCAAGACTATCACCGCTCATTTTATTCTCCTTTTGCCTCTTCTGTTTTTTTGCATATTCTCTGTAAAACGTCTTTTACGTCTTCTCCCTCGGACATTTTTGGACCTCTGACCACGAATTTTTCGAACTTCTCATGGAACTCATTTTTTTCGCGGACAAAAAGAAGATTTTTGTTTGCTGGTCTATAAAGATACATCTTTTGTCCGTCTTGATCATTTGTGCAGTTTATAACTTCATCAACTATCACATATGGCAAGCCATTCTTTTTATTTTTATATAGTTCTTCCATTTTTTCTCCATCACATTATAGTCAAAACACCATTCCTTCGATTTCTTTTTCAAAGTTTGTTATGATAAGTTCTTTGCCTACTTTTTTTATTTTTGAGTTGTTGGCATGACCAGAGCTGCTCGTTCCGCAATAAGTCCATTCTTCTTCATAAATATAAAAATCATTCTTATAAAGTTCTCTTATCTGAGGCACATCGTCATAACTCAAAACTATTTTATGCTTACATTTTTTCAATCTTTCTGCCAGTTTTATATGGTCTTCTTCAGTAAATCCATTAGCGTAAAGTTTCCTGACTTTATCCAGTTCTGTGTCTTTCCAATAAGGAGGATCGCAATACACTAATCCATTTTCTATTTCTTCTTCGAGAAGGACAGAATAGTCGCCACAAGTTATTTTTACTCCTTGGAGACGTTCGGATATTTTTTCGAGACGCTTTGTTTTTACGATATCCCATCCTTGAGGATTAGAAAAATATAACTGAGACGGCTCATTATAGTTCACTCGACCTCCCCAGTTGGTTTTGTTTATAAAAAGGTATTTTAGAGCAGGATCGGCATTTGGATCGGCCAAAAGTTCATCAAACTTATCTTTTAGACGAGCATTATATATCTCTGCTCCTCCAGGACGTGATGAAGTTAGTTCTTCGCCCTCCTGTTGGGGCTGTATGGCCTTACAAGAGGCTATAAAAGCCCCAGGACGATCTCTGAGGGCGAGATAGACCGAAATCAGGTTAGAATCGAGATCGTTGATCCAACGGCCTTTTACGCTTTTTGGAGGAATCGAGAGAGTTATGCTGGCCGAGCCACAAAATGGTTCAAAAAAATAGTCAAATTTGTCTGGAAAATACTTTTTTATCTTATTGATAATAGAAGATTTTGATTTTCCTCCACAATAACGTAAAATGCCGAAAGACATATTTATTCTTGCCCTTTCTATTTTTCTTCTATTTTTGAACAAAATAAACTCATTTTTTCTCCTTCTTCCTAAACAACTTATCTTCGTTTTCTTTTATTATTATTGATGCTTCTTTTCCCCATCTTCTTACTTCTGCTTTTCCATCTACCTTTTTTTCAAAAGATAAAAAGTTTGAAAATGATTTGTTATAAATCCTTATGCACAAATCATTCGGAGAAAACTCATAATATACGGCAGGTTGTATTTCTTCAATCATTCTTCTCAAAACGTCTTTTCTGAAAATAATCCAATAATCCCTATCGACTACAATCAATCTTCCGTCTACGGCTATTGCCTCTCTCATGGATGTCAGTTTTATAGTCATACAAGAGATTTTATCATAATCCATACCTCTGTCATTTGTTTTTATGTCCATTGGAACTTCTGTCCCATTTATGACAAGAATGTTGTCAAGTTTGGACATATTTTTATTTGATTTTTTTATTAGTTTGCCAGTATTATCTACTCCGTTATCTTTTAGTTCAACTTTGTATCCTTTTTCAATAAGTTCTGCTTGAATAATCTTTGCCCATACATTTTCCCTTTTCGTCGAGTCTTCTATGTCTTTGGCAAATTCTTCCACAGAACGATTATCTCTGCGATGATCGAGTGATCTATTTTTGGCCATATTTTACAAATCCTTTCTTGTAGAGAGATGAAGCTTCTATATTGGGTCTGCCTTCCATTTGTTCTTCGAGTTCGGGCATAAGTTTATAAAGACCTTTTGTGTATTTGAAGTTTTGAACTACTATGGATTGACCTGAGAGAACAAGATGGTATTTTGACAAAGCGACTTCGTCTGTCATTCTAGCCGTGTTGGGTCCGTAAACGATTTTCGATGCTCCAACTTGAACAATGGCTTTCAGACAGTGATCGACACAAGGCAATCCAGTAATATAAAAGATAGAGTTTCGAAGTGAGACTCCATTTTTAGCCGCCAAAAAGATGGCGTTCTCTTCCCCGTGTATCATAACAATATATCTGTCTGGATCGTCCCTTTTTATGGGCATATTGGCATCTATGGCCCCCATAACAGGACTATTATATCCGGTTCCCAAAATGGCTCCTTCTTGATCTGTTATAACACATCCACATTTAGTCGATTGATCTATCGATCTTTCTCTGACTATGAAGGCTAAATGCATGGCATATAACTCTTTACACGGTCTTCCAAACTGATCAAATCCATATTCATCTATCACGATTTATTCTCCTTTTTTGAAGATTGTTCCGTCATCGATCCAGACTTACATACTGGCATCTCAGGAACCTCACCCCCGCCATCTGCGGGTGTATTTTTCTTTGACTTTCTCTTCTTTACCACACTTACATTATAGACAAGGTTTTGGTCTTGGAGAGAGAAGTTTTTTATATTTTTGGCCGCGTTTATGTCCCGATCATGCTCTACACCACATTTTAGGCAGACCCATTCCCTATCCGAAAGCTTTAGGTCTTTCTTTATACTACCACAATCGCTACACATTTTACTACTTGGGTCGAAGCGACCGATAAACAATAGGTTCTTCCCGTACCACTCTGCCTTATACTTCAACATACGAATAAACTCACTCCAACTGGCTTCACTTATGGCTCTGGCGACCTTGTGGTTTTTCATCATTCCAGACACATTCAAATCTTCAAGGCATATAGTTTGGTTTTCGCGTATAAGTCTTGTTGAAACTTTGTGTAAAAAGTCATTCCTCTGATTTCGGACTTTCTCATTCTTTATAGCCAACTGTCGTTTTAGCTTCCTGTATTTACAGGAACCCTTTGTTAGTTGCTTTTCGTTCCGTTTCACAGACAACCTTCGTTGTAAGCATTTTATCCTTTTTTCAAGTTTTTGGTGAAGTTTAGGGTTTTCTATTTTTTCACCAGAAGAGGTTATGGCAAAATATTTTAGGCCAAGATCGACGCCGATGGTCGTTGTCTCTTTTATTTTGGGTTTCTTCGGGGAAGCTTTACCATCATCTACAAGAAGAGAAACGAAAAACTTATTGGTCGTGCTTTTACTTATTGTTGCGGATTTTATTTTGCCTTCTGGGAAACGCTCAAAAACAGCTTTTACTTCTTTTAGTTTAGGAAGTTTTATTGTAGAGTTGTGCTTATTTATTTTTACCGAAGTAGGTATTCTATAACTGCTTTTGCTTTTATGCTTTGACTTGAAGTTTGGGAAACCTTTCTTTTCACGGAAAAACTTCGTAAAAGCTGTTTCCAAGTCTCTTATGCTTTGTTGTAAAGAGTTCGCAAAAACTTCAGACAGCCACGGTAAATCCTTTCGCATCTTCGGTATTTCATCGCAAAGTTGATATGCCGATAGTTTTGTTTTGTCTTTCTGGTATGCTTCAACCTTCTTAGCCAAGGCCCAGTTATAGATAAAACGGACACAGCCAAAGTGCTTGTTCAGGATTTCTTCCTGCTTTGGTTTTGGGTATATTTGGTATTTATAGGATTTTAGCATTTATTCTGTATTGTAAGGAAACTTATCACTCTCCTTACATATTCCAATACATTATAGAAAAATCCTTCTTTTATTTTGAAAATCTTTTCTCATTGTATTCTCCTTTTATTTCATGGTTCCCAAACTTTTCCTGAATGTCTAACTTGTATCGGCCACGTTTCTGTTCCAACTATGCCATCATACCAAATGGTTTTTATTCCGGATTCTTTCATCATAATGAAAGCAACCTCGATTTCTTTTAGCCAGTTTTCTGGCGAACGATCAAACGCTTGTTTGTGTGAAATCAGTGTGGTAACCCCAGAGTCGATAATCCCACGGCAGCAGTCTCCGCAAGCAGCCCATTGGCATATCATTATAGATCCCTCAGTAGATTTTCCCATTCTTGCCGCAGAGAAAATTGCTGCTCTTTCTGCATGTTCGGTATATTTATATTTTAGAGGTCGTTCAAGCCGTTCTGGTTTGTATTCTACGCCGTAAGGGAAACAGTTTATGCCAGAGGAGATAAAATTTCCCTTCCAATCAACCAGTATAGCTCCATTTTGTGTCGATAAATCTGGACTGAGTTGAGACAGCTTATATGTCTCTTTCAAGAGGTCTTTTATGTTGAACGTAACTCCCCTTATTTTTATCTCTTCATCCTGAGTCAAAATCGTTGGTTGTATCATTTATTCTCCTTCCGTTTCTTTTGTCCAATCGCTACATTTGTCACACGAGTATCTTGTGTCATTATTGTAATCATCTTCTGTCGGGTTTTCAAGTTCATATCCCCAAACCCATCCTGCTCCTCCACATTTTTCGCATTCTTTTTTAGGGTTTTCTGGTTCTGGGGTTATTTTTTCTAAAATAAACTCTTTCAACTCATTATAGTCGTCTCGACCAAAAATTTTTATATCAGAATATAAAGACATAAAGTTTATCATATCTTTTTCCATCTCTACGGCCTGATCAAAACGATGTATTCTGCCTTTATTGTTATATTTGTTTTTGTCTTTTTCTGCCGTCAAAAATATATTCAGAGAAGGATATTCCTCTTCGAACTTTTTGGCAATAGAGAGTTGATCTTCCCAAAAAGCATCATTTCTAAGTTTTGTATAAAAAACATTTATCAAAAGAGGGGCATCTGTTATAACAAGATCAAAATCGCTTCTAAGGGCTATATCCTCTTGATTTAGAAGTTTGGCAAAAACATAAAACTGATCAAAAGATTGTATGTCTGTCCCATTTCTAATATATTTTTGGATATATTCGTCCATCAGAGCGATGTTGAAACCAGCTATTTTCAGATCGGCAAAAAGTTTTGCCGAAAGAGTTGTTTTGCCAGAACCAGGAGGTCCGAAGAAACATATTCGTCTAATATTGTTCATTTTATTTTTCTTTCTTTTATAACGATTTTTTTTACGACATTTGAGTTTGTCAAAGTTATCCCTATGTCTTCATATGCCACATTTATTTTTTCTTTTATATCTTTTGGCGGGTTTGTCGTGGGGTAGGCGGGTGAAAAAAGAGTTATATTTTGCCTAACTGATAGAGCCCCAACTTCCTCCCTTGACGGCGTGATGTATAAGCAATTTTTTGGAACATTTTTATGGCAATATATATCGGCACCATAGATATGTCCATAGTTGTTCCTTCTTGTTATATCATCTGGATTACATTTTTCGCAAGTGGTATCAACTATTTTTAAATCTTTGACATATTTTTTGAATGTTTTGGGATGACAGAAAACACCGCTGACAATAAGATTTTGTTTTTCTAATACAGAAAGAACTATTTTTATTTGGTCTTCGAGGGACGTTGGGACTGTGCGATAAACGTCTTCGCTCAAAGCAAAATCAACAAGAGCCATAACAAACTTAGTTTCTTCATCTATAAAAAAGTCTGCTATTTCATCATTGTTTAGTTTTTGGTCTTTATTTTCTATGTCTAAAATAAATGTTCTTGCCAAAGCACATCCATCTACCATCCCATCTCCCTCTTCAAACTTGAAACATATTGGTGTTTTTCGTGGCTTTCCTTCGTTTTTAGAATATACCCCAAAAGAGGGTTGGCCTTTTTCTATTTCATATCTGGCTAAATATCCGCACGGTATTTCATCTGTCAAAAACATTTTTCTGAGCATGGATTTTCCTTCAATAGCATTAGTTATGTCCCACCAAGCAGGATGTTCTTCTGCTAACGTAGTATTTTGTTTCTTTTCCGTCATTGTTATTCTCCTACAAAGTTATTTTTGCTGCGTGTTCAGGATAAATTAAACCCATTCCTATTTCTTCAAAAGTCACAAAACCATGGCTTCTCGTCTTCGCGTCTTCTGTTGGCAAAGAACAAAAATCTTGTCTTATTGGTAATGCTCCAATATATTCGCCTGATGGCGTAGCATATATTTCTCCTTCTTTGATATATTTTGAGCAAAGAATATCAGAAGTCCAGATATGACCGTAAAGACCATACATTTTTTGTTCTCGTATGTTTGTTTCATCAAAAAGATCTTCTTTTTCTATATACGGCTTTATATATTCAAAAGTTTTTGGATTCATGATGACTCTAACGACACGCATATCTTTTGCTTCTATGGTCCGATAGAGGTTATTTAGTTTTGTCATTATTTTGTTTCTAAAAACTCTGCTCCAAAATCTCAAAGGTGTTGGTTGGGCTTCTTTTATCAATCCTTCTTTGGATGCTGCTCCCAAAAGATCGACAAATAAACTCTCTTCTGTATTCCTAAAAGCATCAACACAGAGTTGAATGCTTTTGTTTATTTTGTCCAATGTTGCTTGCGATTTATCTTTTGCCGAGATTTTTGTCATATGTGTGGCTATTTCAAAAGGAAGCAAAATAACATCGTCTTTTTCCGAATGCTGATTCCATTCTCCGGGGTAAAAGTTATGTATTTCACCTAAATCTCCGTCCATACTTTTAGCCATCCAGCTAATAACTTTTTTGTGTTCTGTTTTTTCATATATGGGTACATTATACGGATAAGGTAACTCATCTACCATAAGGCATTGTCGGGCTATATTTTTGAACTCAACACCTCGTCTTATGACTGTCTCTATTTTTTGTGCCATTTTCATCATACCTTCATCACCGCCATGAAGGCAATCATAATAAAAATCCATATCATCATTCTGCCATGGTTTTTCTGTTATTTTTGCGGGAAGAGAGGTTTTTTCTCCCGCAAATAGATCCTTACCAGAAAGACAACCAATAGCAACTAATCCTGTTCCCGCAAACAACTTTCCCAAAAACCCTCTTCGTGTCAGTTTATCCATTTCATTCTCCATTTTTCTTTGAAATCTCAACAAATCGATCTAACGCTTCTGTCGGCGTTTTCATAATCTTCTTTTTCACTTTTCTTTCAAGCTCTAACACTTTTCTTATTTCTTCTTCCATTTTTGTCTGCTTTTGTATAGCCAAAAGATTTGAAGAAGATACTGCTAATGATAATATGATGGCAGGTAGTATTTTTTTCATATGTTCTTGTATAAAACATTCATATCAAACTCTTTTTTACATCTTTCTGCCAACTCTGGTTTCTCTTTGAAACCGAAATCTATCATTGCCTTGCGACCTTCTTCAACATCACCATCATAAATAAGTCGTTGTGCTTCGTAATCATTATCTCCGCTTATTTTCATTACTCGTTCAAACCCTTTTGGCAAAGATACGTCATCTTCGCCAAAATATGTCATATATTCATCATAACCTAACATAACTCTTTTATATTCAAGATAAAGCATTTTGGGAACAAGATAAAACTCATGTTTGCTTTTATTTAGTTCTGTTGGAGCATCTCCCTCAAATCCTTCTCCGTCATTCCATTCTTCGAGTTTTTTCTTTATATCGGTTTTTACTGGAGCCACTTCTGCAACACAGAAGAAATAATCTTTTGGCAAAGCCCATTCTCTATCGTATTCTTCATCGTCTTGCTCTCCATACTCATCTTCTTTTTCTTGCTCTAGTCTGTCAAGTTCGATCAATACATTTGTGTAAGATTTGTTTGGTGTTTTTTCAACTTTATTTACAAGTTTGATCTTCATGCCATTTGTCTTTTGAAGCATATAAGCCATGCCCAAATCCATATGGCTTCCAAAACTATTTGCGTTCCAAATAATATGACACTCATTCGAGGCCATCATAGCATCTCTATGTTGTTCGCATATGTTCATTCCAATCCCATCATCAGTTTGATCAGCGTCTCGTGGAGGATAATGAACGATATGGCCTTTCGCTTCGAGATCGGCAACATATTTGTCAGCAAACTTTATGTCTTCTTTTGTCCTATTTCTAACCGGACAAATAAGGTAGATTCTGCTCATGGTTTATTTCCTTTTCGTGATTATCATACATTCTGCCAAAAGAGGCTCTCCAGCATGAATGAGATTAACAAACTGCTCTTGTGATGGAGCAAAAAATATCGTTTCATCTTTTTCTTTCTCTCTGCGATGCCACTCTTCAATAATCTTACAACTATCTTCATATGTCATATCAGAGTTTATAATAGGAGAGCCTTCGGCATCCGTAACAATGGCAACAACCAGAATCACTTCTCCCGTGGCTATTCTAACTGATTTTATTAGACGATTTTGCAGAAACTGACCGAGTTTTTCCCAATAAAAAAATACATCATCTCCGGTTATGACGATAAATTTCTCTTTCTTTTCTTTTTTAGCCATTTTATCCATTATTTTTCTCCTTGTCCAAAAAGATCGTAAAATCTTTCCAAAAACTTAGCTTTTGCTTCTTGCTGTGTCATCGGCACTACTATCTTATTATCGGCTTTTTCGGGCAAAAACCAATAAGATTGTCGATACATTATAGACAAAATATATTTTTTCAAAAATAAAAAGATAAAAGAAGGAAACATCCGATAATATAGGTATATCATACTAATAGGAGAAAAATGATGAAAAAAGAAAAAATAACGAAAAAGTTCACCATGTTGTTCCCGCCGTCTTTGTTTGAAGATTTTTTGAAATGTTGTTTGGAAGAATATAAAACGCCTTCAATAGTTATAAGAGAAATAGTTCAAAAATATATCAGGGAGAAAAATAAGAAATGACGGCAAAAATATATCTCGTAACAAACAAAGTAAATAATAAAAAATATGTAGGGTTTACCATACAAACTATAAGAAGAAGGTGGAAATCTCACATATGGATGGCGATGTCGGGATATAAACATTCAAGTAGCTCAAACATATATTTTTATAATGCTATAAGAAAATATGGACCAGAAAACTTTATTATTGAACAAATATATGAGAGTGAAGATATAAATCATACCAAAAATGTAATGGAAAACTTTTTTATTTTGAAGTATAATACTTTTTGGAACTGCGAAGAAGGATACAACTCAACACTTGGAGGTGAAGGGACTATCGGATATAAAAGAACACCTGAGCAAATAGAAAAAATAAGAAAAAGAACGACTGGCAGGAAGTTGAGTCCAAAGAGGATAGAAGAAATGAGACAATATATGAAAGGGAACAAATATGCTCTCGGCATGAAACATTCTGATGAAACTAAAAAGATAATATCTGAAAAGGGAAAAGGGAGAGTCGTTAGTGAAGAAGCAAGAATGAAGATTGGCATGGCTCACAGAGGCAAAAAACTAAGTCCAGAGCAGATAAAAAATATGAGCTTATCGCGCAAGGGCAAACCTGGCACAAAACATACAGAAGAATATAAAAAAATGATGAGCGAAGTGCTTACTGGCAGAGTATTTTCTTCAGAGACAATAGAAAAAATGAAAAAAGCACAAGAGAAATATGAATATATCCTGAAAAATCCTTATGGGGAAACAATAGCCACACGAAGTTTGACAGATTTTTGTTCAGAAAATAATCTGCCAAGATCCACCTTGACGAGATTTTTCAAAAAGAAAGAAGATATACAAGAAGGAAGAGGGCTTGGTTGGAAAATAATAGAAAAGAAAAATATTTAGATTTTACCATTCCCATTCATTTTCTTCTATATTTGCTCCCTGAGAAATGAGCCAAGGAACCAACTTATTTTTGAAACAATCAGGACAAATGTCTATCTCCATTTCTGTTCCGCTTCCACCTTCTGGAAAAGACATCCCTTCTTTTTGTTTTATATTTATAGTTATTTCGGTTTCATCCACTTCAAATGTTGATCCACTCCATGCGTTCCATCCTTTACTTTCTTTTCCACAAAGATCACATTTAGTTCTGGCTAAAACCTTTTCAGTTGTCTGAGGTTTTGGAGGAACTATTTTAGTTTCATAAACTTTCATATTTCATTTCCCCTTTTATGATTTTGAACTTTCTTTTTTCGTTGTTCAGAGATCTTTTTATATCTTCTTTGTTCCAACCAAGGGCTGTCAAATCTCGTTCAAGCTCAATAAGACGAATGGCAATAGATTTCTTCCATTCTCTTTCGACTTCTGATTTATCACATTCTATTTTTATTTCATTTTTCATTATTTTTCTCCAATGTTTTTGGACATCCTCCACCATTGTCTTCAAAATAATCTTCATAGTGGCATTCTTGTGTATATTTATATCCGAGGGCGTCCAAAACATCCTTAGCGGTAACCTTATGTCCTTCTATGGCGAGTTTTCCGTCTATATACATTCCTGTCCAATCTCCTGTGTCGGAATGAATAAAATGTATTTTAGGTTGAGGAGGAGCACAAAATGGATCGGCAGGAAGTTTGGCAAAATAGTTCAAATCACTTTCGGCTTGAGACGGTTTTATCACACCACAAAGGTTACAACTATATTCTCCACTTATTTCGTGAAACATTTCAGATCCGCATTTTTGACATTTTTCAACATATCTCATTATTTTTCTCCTAACATTATTGTTTTATCTGGAAAAACTATAGAAACCCTATGTTGTTGTAGTTCTTTTTTTAGCATTTCTGCCAAATCTATAGCTTGTTTTTGTATTTTTTCTTTCGTTGAAGGGAAGCGGGGATAGTTGATTAGCCCGATAATAACTCCTGGTTCCTCACCATCCACATAGATAAAGATTGTCGAAGTGAATGTCAGACCAAGTTTGACTTCATTTACATATTTTTGTGTAATGGCTTTGACATAATCTAAAGAATGTATATTTCCATCATAACCCGTTTGCCGTCCGACATAAATGTTTGCCCAATAAGTTTCAACTTCTATGGTTTCCATGTAATCTCCTTCATCACATTATAGAGAGGGTGATTTGTTTTTTTTAAAAATCAATAATAGAAAATGGAGGGACAAACGTTATTGGATCAACAAAGTTTTTTGATTGAGTGTCTGGATAAATGAGTTCTATTCCCAATCTTTTTGCCTCATCAAGTTTGTATTCTTCGAGATCACACAAATACTCTTTTTCCATTCCTCTTATAAGATCTCCGCTATGAGTTGTGGCTATGATTTGTTTATTGGGAAATATATCCAATAGTTTACGAACCATAGGGATATGTCTTTTATAGTAAACTTCTTTTTCGATGTTGTCGATCAAAATAATCTCGTATCTTGCCATATATTCTGGGTCGCATAAATACCTCAACATTGTGGCAACTTTTTTTTCTCCTCCAGACATGC